ATTTCCACTAGTGAAAGTAACATTGGAGATCGTCTTACGATTCATAAATGTTACATTACTGAAGCTATTCTGTGATACGAAACTTTGTGGTAACGCAAAATCCAATCTGTTGAAATTGGTATTGAATATAACTGAATTACCAAGCGTATCCTTACCATTCACGCTTACATCCATGCAAGGATATAATCCAGAAATTGAATTCTGAGTAGCATATGCATTTCCAGTAAAGGATGATGGTGTTGCTGCCAGACCATCAACGTCCTTAATACCGAAACTCAAAGAGATGCGAGAAGTGCTATCCAATAACTGAGTTGTAGCTCTATCAAGGAAACCAATTTTGGTAGATGGATTATAGGAAACCAACGTACGAACATCACCAGAGCTATTACCAGACAAAACAGTCATCTGTACATTGGTTATAGCATTTGTAGATGCTGTAAAGGAAGCTGGAAGATTGACTGTTGTGAGGTTTGCTGATACGCCATTGGCATTAACGGCTATTGGAGTGAAATTCACATCCAATAAATAAGCCAACCAAGTATTTGCTCCATCATATTCTATATCACGAATTCTGGCTGTTCCTACCTTTGTGTTACCATAAATCTGCGCATTACTGGTTATGATATTAGCTGTAGGTACGATATGAAGATCCAATTGACCAAAATTTTGCGTATTGAATCCAATAGTATTTCCACTATTAACATTTGTAACAGTTAAATAGTTACCAAATTCCAACGATAGATCGTAATTAGTGCTGGTATTTGTTGTACGAGCTTTGGCATCGTTTACTTTTACAGTGGCGATTGTTTCAAATTGGTATCCTTCAACATATGCTTTTCCTGGGCTGATATTGAGGATAATATTATTGCTGTTGCTTGGATCATCGGATGCGGTTACAACAAATGGGCTTACTGTAAAGTTACCGGAAGCGTCAAAGGTTCTTTGCGCAAGAACGTTATCAATACCACCAAGAACTGGATATTCAACTACGCTAGTTATTACTCCATTCTCTATTCTCATCAACTCGAAGAATTTACTATCATCAGTGCTGTTGAGCGCTCTTTTGGATAACTTAAGGCTATATTGATAACGATCTGCTCCAGGAGCCTGATAATTGAAAGAACCTTGAGCCGGATCCAATAGAGTAGAATCCTGAACAGAGCTTACTATGCTGGTATCTATTTCCAATCCAACACGACAAGATGGTGTTGTACTCTGTGAATCCAACACAATAGTCTGTCTTGGTACAAATACAAAATATCCATCGGCGTAAAAGACTCCTTCATTGATAGAAACAATAGAACCTTGGGTTGTTGAATTGGAAGTAACCAAAGCTGCGGTTTCTTGGGTACCAACGGCTAATTGTATTGTAGAACCATCCGAGAATTCATTACCAGAAAGATATTTAACAATTAATGATCCCAATACAGTATTAGAAGCTGTACTATCGTCTGTTGCTATTACAACCGCGCGAATCGATACGGAACCCGATGGATTTACAATCAACTCACCATTGAAATCATTTAGAGATACTGTATCATTAGCCTGAAGTTTGATGGATAGAACCGTGTTATCATAAGTTATATGACCACCGGTTACAGGAGAACCGTCCTTAAATAGGAAATCTCCCAAATTAGCAATCTGATATTGTAATAAAGATTGTAATGTAGTTAATTCACGAGACTGAAGAGCCTGCCCAGGTTTGAATAAAATCTGGACGTAATTGTTGCTAATTTCTGAATTAGCAGTATCCCAATATGGCTGTTGTGATTGGTAATTTGGCATTGGATCACTTAAAAGTTAAAAATTACGCGAATTTGTTCTGTCTGATCGGCTCCACGCACAACAGGAAGAACATTATTTACATGTAGTAACAATCCACTATACAATTGTATGGTAGGTGGAGTATCTATAAACGCAGTTACAGGAACGGTTTGTAACGTTCCTACAATTGGAGATTGCGGTATAAACTCACCACTTACGTTATTTAGCCACAATATATTGTTAACATCGTCCCAGAATACTACTGTACCAGAAAATGTTGCTTGGTTTAGACTTACTCCTTGGTATACGGTCTCGTCAATACTGAAGAATTGACCAGCAGGTAATGGTTGAACTGTAATAGTTGAAACAGTACTGTAATTTACGTTTGAAGCTTGTCGTCCTCCAATTGAAAGTAATGGATCCTTGATGATACTGATTTGACGATAATTAAATGTACCTGTTCCTACTGATGCACCTGTTGGTATGGTTCCACCTTCGGTTTCGACCAATTCAACGCTTAACATAACAGAAGATGCACCTAATTCCTCAATAGGGTTGAAACCGTGACCTCCTGGTGGACCAATAACGACTCTGAGGTTAGCGCCATTCCCTGTTGTGCCTGTCGTAACAAGAACGTTAGCGGATTTATAACCTTGACCTCCATTGAGGATATTGATACCAGTGATGGATCCATTAGCATCCACTGTGGCGGTGAGATTTGCACCCGATCCGTCACCTGTGACGGTAAGAATTGTTGCTGAATTGGATGGTATGTTTCCATTATAACCACTACCTCCGGAATTAATTAAAACTACGTCAATTCGACCATCCACGGCAGATTCTACTACAGCCGCTTCCTTGAATACAGGCATCCAATCCGGACTAAAAAATAATTGTTTCTCTCCTGATGGAATAGTGTACAAATACTTCCATTGATATCCATCAGAAGTAACAATAACGGCATCTTCTGGTAAATCTCCTCCAAGACTTATCTGTGGCATTACTGTAGAAGTAATGCCTCCATTATTGAATAAACATATAAACACCTGATCATATACGTTTCTTACGTAAAAATTCTTGGCATACCTTGGAGAAGTATCTGTGTATATGTAAGCTGTATTGCTTATTATATTACCAGAAAATGCTGTATTTACATTCATACTGGTATTAGAAGATACAGAAACAACCTGACGAACCTGGGGAGCCACTACCTCACCATCACCAGGTAAGTAAACAAAGGTTCCTTGAGAAAATTGACTAAAGAATGTTGTATTAGTTCCAACCAATACAGATGAATTCGATACGTTAACAGTTCCTACAGTAGACTGTAACTTGATATTGGAGTACATATCAATTTGATTATCAAATGCGTCGTATACGATACCAGATTTCCAATCAACTCTAGGGATAACAAAAGTCAAATCCGCTGCTGTTATCTTTTTCAAAGCTACAAGATTTTTGTATAGACCATTAACAAAATCAATGGAATTATTTGGTACAGGAATCAAATCATCTTCTGCATCCAGATATGGTAACTGACCACCAATACCAACATACGTATTAGATGTGGACCAATCCTGAATCAAATTATTAGCTAATTCGATTCTATGTTTGGTGGTCATCAACGCATTTTGTGTAACTTGATTAGGCATGAAATACTCTCAAAGTGTAATATTTATCTAGATGCTAGAACAGAATACGAAGCTCCATTAAATGTAGGATACACAACATATGGAACGTTCGTGGTATTAGTTGTAAATCTAGTATTCAATTGGATTACTCCCGTTCCGCCATTTACTGATATAACGAGAGAAGTTTGGGCGTTACCATTAATATTTGTCTGGATAATATCATTAGCGGCAAGATTAGTTGTTCCTGCTGTAGAAACTACAATATTTGTGCTATTTGTGGTTAGTCTATCAGGAGCAAAATAATACGTGTTTGACTCCAGATACAATGTCGTCGCGTTGGAAATACTCGAAATTTGTTTGGTTTGTTGTCTTCCGCCTGTAGACAAGATAAACAAATCTCCATTTGAGAAACTTGTAAACGATGTTCCATTTCCTATAACAGTTCCATTACCGAATGCATTGGTAGAAACAGTCCCTCCAAACAATAATATATTACTTGTTTGAATTGGTTCATATTCCATTTTAAGAGGATTTGATTGTTCATCAGTAATGGTATCTATAGCTAAAAGTTTCATTCCGGCTGGATGAACAATATTCAACAGAGTGCTCTTATATTCGGCAAGAGCTTTCTCAACCTTAACGACATAACTATAATTATGGAATGTGTTGGAATCTTGTAGATGCTGATCTGCACTTAAGAAACCATCTGTATTCAACCAGAAGCCTGGGAAATTGATCAATCCACCAAGGAATTGAGCGTTAGCTCTCGCTTTACCATTTCCATATGTATTGGCGGAAATAATTCCTGTTGTTTGATTAGTTCCAATAAGATTTTGGTGTATATTAATAGTTCCAATATAATTATACACTCTCAAAACAGCATTTGATCTGTCGTATTTGTCCACAAAAGCCAAATATGATGCAGAATTTATATTAGCTCCTTGCCAAACAGGTTCGCCTTGTACGTAAAATTGATTATTAGAAATAGCGTTAACCGAAAGATCCTGATTTCTCAATGATATAATTGGTGTGGATACATAATCGAAACCACGATCCACGAGACGTATATCTAATATTCTACCAATCTGAGATACAGACAATGATAAAGATTCTCCCTCGCTATCTCCAAACGCCTGTAAAACTGCTCCTGTTCCGTTAGCAGCTGCTCTAAGATTAGCACTGTTACATAGGAATAGACTTGGTTTTGGAGATGCATAACCAAACCCATTTGTTTTAACTATGACAGAACTTATAGATCCATTCGCTGTTGTAACGAAGTCAAACGATGCATTATAACCAATAGAAGAATCAACAGCTATTGTATCTGTTACGTTTGAGTATCCATTACCACCTGCTAGAATTTTTACCGCAACAATCCGACCTAAATCACTTAATGGTTGTCTAGATTGTAACCAATTAGAAAGAGAAACTGGATTAGGATTAGCAACATATGCAGCTTTAAGACTTAATGAAAGATCCGTTTCATAGATACTTTCTAGCGTTAACGTAGGAATGGAAGTATATCCAACACCACCATTAGTTACGTTCATATGAGAAATAGGAGCTACATTAACTGAAACGAACGATAAAGCATTACCCAATGTTGTATTTACATTGGATACAGCTATATTAGCAAATCCATAATTAGCCGATCCAATGGTTGAATTTTGTTTGAAACGTATGCTATCGGTGTTCAATACAACAGTCTGTTGATTTCCTGTATCAATACCATCAACGATGACAGTTGCACCAGTTCCATCGCCACCAGATACAATTACTTCTGTATTAGGATCTAATTGAAATCCATATCCCCCATTTATTACTGATATAGATTGTAAAGATCCAGCGGTAACGTTTCCAACATATGCTACGGCTTCTATGGCTGTTGGTGTATTTGAAGTACCACCAATGATAGAAACCGGATCGCCTTGATATGCTATGGATCCATCTCCATTGAGGAGAGTACCAACATAACCAAGTCCCTGATTGTTTGGATCAATAGTGATAGATGAAATAGAACCAATTATCGGTTCCTGGAATACAAGTGGTTCTCCGAAAACATCTGTCCCATAAGTAATGATTATATCATCTCCTGGAGTAAAAGGAGCCGATACGTTACTTAGAAATAGTTCGATAATTTCCTTGTTTAATGTTGGATCGATAGCGATAGTAGCGGATTCTACGACGCAAGTGGTGTTTGATAAACTTCCTGTTCCTCTTCTACCAACCAATTGAGATACATCAAAATTGTTTACAGCAGGCGTCTTAATGGCTTGTGGTAATTGCCATTTACCATCGGATAATCTGAGAGTCTGTTGTTTTGGATAATATATTTCAATATCCAAACCATACAAAACTCGAAATAGAAACGCTAACGATTCTGGAGATCCTTTACTTTGGTAAAACTTAGTTGCGTTCTTAAGAAGTTTAGCTGGATCCAAAGCCACTTGAGCGGGAAAGAAAGTCAAAAAATCATCCATGAAGTAGTTGATAAACTGATTTGTTGTTCTATCAACGTCTTTATAACTTAGAAGATTCTTTATGTTGTATATTACATTACCTTCTTGACTATCTTCCAACCAAGCGTAATAAGCCTTCATAAAGGCCAAAAAATTAGGATTATTGTCCCTTATGAATTCTGGAAGCTGATTATCTACAAATAAGGAAACGCCATTAGCCAAAACGGTCATTATTGATTCTCTACATTAACAGTTATGGATAGCGCTCCGCTATCTGTTGGATCAAATGTGATAAGACGATTTAACGATGTTCCGAAATTACTATTTTCCGGCTTTATATGTATAGATAGTGTTTGCGTAGGATTGGCTACGTTGCTTGGATTGAAATTATCCAAAGTGACAATTCCATTGACATAATCAACAACTCCAATGTTATTAGCCATAACGGTCTTAACATTGTTCTGATCAAAAAAGTAGCTTCTTAGATTTCCTGTTGCTCCATCTACAATAGCCTGTAGAGTAGCTCCTGTTCCATTACCCTGTATGATAACAGTGGCAGAAGTATAATTGGCTCCTGGAGCATCAACAACTACTGATTGTATTTTACCATTAACAATTATAGCATAAGCATTGGCTCCTTCTCCATCTCCTTCCACTACAAGAGTTGGTGGATTTGTAAATCCAAATCCAGGAGTGATAACATTAACGCTCTGTAATCCAGTAACTGATTCAGGAACTTCTTCAATAAAACAAGCTCTTTCAATTCCTGTCTGGTCGGTTTGAGTAAAGGAAGGACTGGAATATAATCTATCTGTTCCAATAGCCTTAAACAATGGAGTTCCATAAGTTAATGTATATGTTTTTGGAGTTCCGATTGTTGGGTCAAATCTTTTCTCAATAAAGAAATCCACTGTGCTGCTTTGGATCGATGGATCACAATCATCAATAGCTCTTAACAATCGACTATATTTGAATGTACTATTAAACTGGTTAAGGTTAGCATCAGTCCAATTGAAAATGGCATTCTTTACAATACCAGAAATTTGGTTTGCTGTAAAATTGGTTGCAGTAGAATCGTAAAATACAGTAACGTTGAAGTTCAAGAAATTGTAATCAGCATCCACAAATTGAGGAAGAACTGTCAATACTCCCTTTGGTTGAAGTATTTGACTTACAACAAATTGTTTTTGAGCTTGTGTTATGACAAATCCATCTTTTGGTTTTGCGCTAACAAACACAGCTCCGTAAACTGGAGGAACCTGTTCTTCACCCCCCCAAACGTTCACCGCGTCAAAGAATGGATATTTCTTGTTTAGAATACTCTTATAATCGTTTGGTGTTACTGCTCTATTTTGTGATATGTAAGACAGCGGAGCCGAAAATTTAATTGATTGTGCTGTTTCTGGCGGAGAACCAGCAGCAGACGCTATTCCAATTGTGGTATTAGAAACAGATCCGGAGAGTAACGGAGTCTGGAGCTTGAATGTTTGTAAACCATTGGCTGCGTCACCACTAGTTATTATGTAACTAACTATTACCAGATTTCCGTCTGTTAGCTGAGATCCTAGAATACCATCTCCAAAGTAAACTCGATAATTACCATTTAATCCTTGATCCAAATAATAAACGTTGCTGTCTCCGGTAACTTCAACAGCATTTTCGGCCAATGTGAATGCATTTTGTGTTGGATTTGTAGCGCTTGTTTGAACAAATACCTGAATTGTACTTGTGTCAATATCTGCATCTGTCAAATCGAATATTTGTTGAGGATTGGTTGTACTATCTACAACAAAGGTTTTGGTTACAGGTTGTCCTTCCTTAATAACAACTCCAGTAAAATTGAATGTTGAATTAGAATTGGTTGTTGTATGTGAATCAACCGTAACGAAATTAAACGATTGTCCATTCAATGGTATTGACGAGAATTGGGTAAAACGAGGCATAGTCAATATGGTTGTTGGATCCGTATTGAGCTTTGTTACAGCGACGTTTACCACAGCTTCTGCGGCTGTAGCCGATCTTGGTATGTAACCTACTGGTTTTGCATGCGAGACGATGTTTTGTTGTAATACTGCAGTGTCCAAGAACATCTCAGAAGCTATCATATTCATATAGAATGAAAGTTGAAATGTATTAAGAGCAAGAATATTCAACAATTGTGTTATAGCAGGACCTTCAAAGTTAAAATCCTGGAAAACAGATTGGGACTGCAGAAACGTCTTGAGATTATTTTTGATTGAATCAAAATCTAATCCTGCCAATACTATTTTGTTGTTACTTGTGTTAGCCATCAGCGTAAACGCTCCAAAAACAATGAAATGGTTATCGGAGCTACATTGTTGATAACGTAGAATTGAATAGTAACTCCATACTTGTTATTATCTACGTCCGCATTAACCAATACATTTATCACCTGTACTCTTGGTTCAAAATTGGTCAATAAGTTCTTTATTTCCTCGCTAAGAAGATTAGCCGTAATCGGATCAACATTCTCAAACAAAAGCTTTCTTACGTTTGCGCCGATTTCCGGATGAAATGGAACTTCGTAGTGATTTAACTGGACCAAATTCATCACTGACTGAACTACAGCCTGAATCCCGGTTACCATCAACAAATCACCCGTAATAGGATGAGGCTTAAAACTTATATCAAAGTCACTGAAGCGAGAAATCTGTTGAGTTGTCTTTGCTACCCTTGCCATTTTGTTTTCAATTCTGTACTTTTTATTTTTGTTTAATCAGCAACTTAGAAAATGGTATGGCTGCGATCCATACCGAGACCTGGATCCAGTATTTAGCCATCAAGTTAAGAACTGCGAGCGTTCAGCCGTTCTGCGGCTTACCAAACCAGGCAACTTCTTACCTGCAGCGGTCGTCCAGTGTAAGAAATCATCTCCTGCATTACACCAATTCTGGGCATTAATATCGGTTAATAGCTGACTCTTGGCGAAATTACCAACACCAACATTATACATGAATGAAAGAAGTGCATCCACCTGGGATTGGGTCAAATCGACTCTTACGTATTCCTTAAGCTTTGGAATAAAGACTTGATTCAAAGCATCTTCTAACCAAGTAGAACACTGCGATTTGCTTGTTACAAAACTGGTATTAAGAATCACACCTGGAGCTATAGTTGTAAGAACAGATTGTGTTGTTCCATAACCAATCGTGAGCGGTTCGGCTCCGGTTGCTGGATCAGGATAACACTGGATTGAACCATTGGCCAGAATCTTAGCCAATCCCTCTCTCTGTTGAATAGCCGCAAGACCTTCTGTCGATATGGTCCAGGATTCTGATGGAAGGAAAGTTCTTGTATTTGGATCGAAATTACATACCACGATTACACCGTTTGAGTTATTATCTGGTGCGTTTCCGTTAGCGTCCAAGAATTGGCTATGTTTGAATGCCACACCAGTTTCTGCATCCAATTGAGCGAAATTCTGTGAGAATGGAACAGGCGTAGTCTCTAATGGAGCCTTTCCTTGATTTGGATTTGCTTTAGCAGGAGCATCTGCAATACTATTACCAGAACCTTTCTGAGCCTCAATTGCTCCAAGTTCACAATTAATCTCGGAACCCTGAATATCCACGTTTCCTTCCGAAAATAATTCTAATTGGTTCCCGGCTGTGATGAAATTAGTTCCATCAGCGTTAAGATGGAAATTACCCTTACTTGTGAATAATTGATCAGAACCAGAAACGGTTGTTGCTGTATCCGTTATACTGGCGTTATAGGTTTTACATTTAACATTAAAGGCTCCACCAACAGAGAAATTAGCGTCACCTGCTACGCCAACATTCAAATTATTGTCACATTCGATATTTACATCACCAAGAACCTTGATATATACTCCTTCTCCAACTGTCAACAAACAACGCCCCATAACATGAACGAAATTATCGCCCATTGTTATGGAATAGTTTGATCTTGTTGTTTTTTCGACTCTTGTTCCCGTAGGATAGAAATCAAGGAAAGAAGCACTCCTGTGAGTAAACGTGATTCTTTCATTCCCTGGAGTGTCGTCAAATTCAATAAGATGTCCGGATTCTGTTTCATAGGCTTTGTTATATGGATAAAGGGGATTATATGCTGGATATGGTTCGTCCCAAGTCAGTCCTGTTGCCGTTACTACACCTTTATCCAAATTAGTCTTTCTGGTATTGATAACAGTATTAGCTATATCATAACGAGTTGCGCCAGAGAGGCTTGGCTTATTTAAATCCGATGTTAAGGGATATAGAGAAGCTGTATTGGAATTTGTAATAACAATACCAGAACCATCTACATTGTATGTGATTTTTTGTGGCTTTCTTGGAGCATTTTGTAAATCAGTATTTGCTCTCTGATCACTAAAACCAAATCCTTGTCTTGCTGTTTCTACCTGAAATCCAGGTAGTATGCCTATAATAATTGGTTGTTGGCAACTTCTGCCATCAGTGAAGAAACCAAAAACAACATCTGCTTCCTTTATAGCCAATGGAGGGGAATTGGATGTTGATTGCATCACAACCGCCCATGGTAAATCGGCTGATGGTATCTCGGTCAAAGAAGCATTATGAACGTTGAAACAACGCACCTGAACGCGTCCTAAAGCTAATGGATCTTGGCGAGATTCCACTACGCCAATAAACCAAATAAAGCCTTCAAAACCAGCTACATTCTTTTCAAATGGTCCAGACATTAAGGATTATCTCTATACATAGTAATAACCACTAATATGGTTATTGATAACATAATTTTAATTGATCCCCATATAGCAGCTTTTATATCTTTTAATCTCATAACTACTTCTTTGGTTCATCGGATATGGTATATCCGCCATAATAGAAATCCAATTCTAATGGATATCTTTTAGTGTATAGCAATTCGTTATATCGATCAAATTTACTTTTTATTTTCTCAAAATCAGGTACTGGGTGGATTAGAGAAACGTGTGGTGTATATTCAGGAAAATTAGGCTTAAAACCAGCATCAACAAACTTTCTATGAAGAGCCGTTAGATCATTTGACTCCAATTCCAATACAATATAGCCTTTTCCTTCCTGTCCCGGCCAATGCAATAGTTTTTTGGCTGTAGCTTTGTATCTCTCGTCTTTATCAACATATGGTAATTCTATATCGTAGGCTGGTTTATCTGTATATAAAGTTGTACAATGGAAATCATCCAATAAAGGATAATCATATTCGAATTCGTAGAAATAACCACATAATCTTCTGATAGAATTATTTGTTGGTGTTACCTTGACGAAAATGCCATTTGGAGCATTAATAGTAATGCACTCATTCAAAAGAA